TGGAGAATCCCAAATGAACAAACCGAAGAGAGGCATATCACGAGACATTTTTGAAGTCATAAATGACAATGGGTCAGCGACCTATACGTCAATCTTCAAAGAGTTACGGCGGCGAAAGAGCAGCGCCACACCCGCTCAGATTAGGAAGGGTTTAGACAACCTGCTGTTCAGGCAGCAGATAGAGAGATCAGAGCGCAACAAGCGTAGATTCATCATCAATAAAGCGATCCTGCATGAGCAGCTCACGGGTCAACGCCAAATTGGAGTTGCTAAAGAGGTATTGCTAGACGCTGCTGACCAAGTGATAAAAGAATCGAAGAAGGAACCAAGTGAACTCGTCCCAACGGACGATGTTTACTATCAGATGACTAAGCTGGAATACGTTTACATCATCGGACTAGCCGCCGCTACTGCGGCAATCACCACCACCGTAATGAGGTATTTATGAGCGATAAGGTATTCGCGCAAGGGCTTTACGTTAAGCCACCAAATGAAAACGCTCCAGCGTATGTCAAATTCAAATTGAACCTGAAGCGCCAGGAGGTCATGGAGTGGCTAAACAGCCAAACCGATGAGTGGGTCAACATGGAGGTCAAAGAGGCGCAGTCAGGGAAGTGGTACGCCGAAGTGAATACTTGGAAGCCAAACAACAATCAGGTTGCATTTAAGGCTCCACAGGAAGCGGTAACGCCGAAGACAGATGATTTCGAGGATGATATACCTTTTAGTTGACCCCGTTCTGGGTACAATGTAGATTCAATTTCTACATACAGAGCGGGGAATACGAAATGAAGGAGTGTTTTAAGTGTAAGGAGAGCAAACCGCTCTCCGAATTTTACAAGCATTTTGCAATGGCTGACGGGCATCTTAATAAGTGCAAAGATTGCAATAAGACTGACGTTAGAAAGAATCGGCAATCAAACATCGAACACTACCGGGAATACGACAGGCGAAGGGGGAATAGGCAGAAACATGGGTACACAAAAGAGTATCGTTCAAAATACCCTAACAAGGTTAGAGCGCACCGGATTGTTCGCAATGCGATCTCACAAAACAAGTTATTCAAAGAGCCTTGTGTCGTTTGCGGTACGGATGAAAACATTGTTGCCCACCATAATGATTATCTCAAGCCATTGAATGTTGTCTGGATGTGTCAAGCACATCATGTGCAATGGCATAAAAAAAATGGTGAAGGACTCAACGGATCGTAGGTAACATTTGATCGCGGGTATTTCGGGCAGGCGAGCGGCAGCGTCAGCCTCCCCACTGGGGTAAGAGAATTAGATTGCTTGATCGCAGCCCGTGACTATTCACTGTTAAAGCAATCAACTGCCGCATCTTAGGGGGATACATGAGAGTTTTGGATTTGTTCTCGGGGATTGGGGGCTTTTCAATCGGGCTGGAATCTGTAGGCATGGAGACTGTAGCGTTCTGTGAACAGAATGCTTTTTGCCAAAAGATACTGGCCCAGCACTGGCCCACCCTCCCCATTCATTCAGACATCACGGAGTTGAACGGACATGAGTACAGAGGATCAGTTGAGCTTGTTTGCGGGGGATTCCCCTGCCAGCCATTCAGTGTCGCCGGGAAGCAACTCGGCGCAGAAGATGACCGAGCACTCTGGCCGGAAATGCTGCGAGTCATACGCGAAGTGGCTCCCAGATGGGTCATTGGCGAGAACGTTTCTGGAATCATCCCGATGGAACTCGACAATGTGCTATCTGACTTGGAAGGGGAAGGCTACACCTGCTGGACGTTTGTACTTCCAGCTAGTTCCGTCGATGCCCGCCACCGAAGGGATAGAGTCTGGGTTGTGGCCCACACCAACAGCGCATATCAGCAAAGAAGGGGGCTATCCAGCGGAGTACACGCGAAAGACTATGACGCTAACAGCGACAGCACATTTAGCAAATCGCGGAATGTGGCCGACACCGCAAGCCAGCGACAACAGAGATCGCGGGAATCTATCAACTCCATCAGTCCAGAGGCGGAAGGAAAAGGGCAAGCAACTGGGGCTTTCGATGGTAGCCAGCGATGTCTCTGGGAGCCTGAACCCAACGTGGGTCGAGTGGCTAATGGGATTCCCAATCGGTCACACCGACTTAAAGCCCTAGGGAATGCGGTAGTCCCGCCCCTGGTTGCTGAGATTGGAAGATTAGTAATTGAATTTGATAGAGAGATGATAAATGGATAAAAACGAATTCACAGCGATGTACGAACAATGGTTTGCATTACATCCGTTCAAGAAACGTGATTGGCCTGAACTGGGGAAGGTTCACTATCAATCATTCAGCCGAGAATCGCCATCCGCGTTTCAAGAGGCTCTTGGAATTTTAACGGAAGAGATTGATAACTTCCCATCACCGAAGCAGATCCGAGCAAAGCTCAATCAACTGTCAAACAACAAGACAGAGGGTGGCGAGGGCAAGACCAACACCACGAGCGAAAACGAGACGATTGCTACGCGACTTCTCGAGCACAAGATGGGTATTGAATACAACGGCAAGAAGGTGAAGAAGCCTGCCAACGTGCCGTCGTGGATAAATCAACTCGTCGATAAAGCGATCAATGAACTACACCCGAAGTATCCAATGAAGACCATGCTAGGCACTGTTGGGTACCTCGTGGTTCAGACGGAGGGCAAGCGATGAACGATGCGCTCAAAGAATTCCTAGAAAACGGTGGCGAGATCCAGCAGTTGCCATCTAACGTGCCACGGGATTTGAATGTTTGCCTAAATTGTAAGAACTTGTTTCCGGTTGCGGAAATGACCAAGGGGAGTCAGCGTCGATGCAAGAAATGTCATGCAAGGCATACGAAGTTCAAGGGGAACCGGTAGATATGTTTTATCGCGCAATCAAAGCGCAAGAGGCACTCCAGCGTAAATACCTTGCCTATCGGCTTTCGCATGTAAGTGCGCCGTTCAGCGAAGAAGATAAGAGGCGAATATGGGAATGGCAGCGATCAGGGAAAACAACGAGGTGGATTGCTGATGAATTGGGCGTTACACGATACAAGGTTCATCTGCTGGTGAAGAGGACATCGTGGCCCTCTCCCACCAACTTGGCCTAGCTTACTGTTCGATGATCTCAGCTTCTTCGGGTTCCATCTCAGCCTTAATCTGCTGTGCGTGGAACCTGATGGACTGCTCGGCTTCCTGTTGAGCCAAGATCAGACGAACAATCTCTGCCCGTAGCTCACCTATTCGGCCTGCTCTGATCTTCGCGTCTTCACTCAGGTCTTCTTCGCTGTACTCGACGTTATCGATGGTTATCATTTCACTCCTTAGTTCTTCACAAGTATTAGGTCAAAGTTTGCAGTCGCTCGGCTGTTGCTCAGGCTGACATCGTCAATCCTAACATCCAAATCAGACTTCTCGGTAATCTTCATGGGCACATGAAAGTCGTATCGATACAAGCCCCTGGTTTCAGCCATGTGAGCGATGCGGAATGGCTTACCGAAGGCTCGAACAAAGAACTTCAACTGCACGTCACGAAAGGCGTTGATGGTGAGGTCTCCAGTAACGAGGAACCCGGTATACCCTGCCGGGATGGTGTAAATAGCCATGAGCGACTGCGCGTACCCAACATCAACCTGCGCCACAATCGTACCTGTGCCGCTGTCTGTACGCGCTGTGATGGTTCCTACGTTCTCCGCATCATAAGCAAGACGATGGACACGGATGAAAGTGTTGGTGGTGGCTACCGCGCTGGTTCCGGTTAGGGTCACAGTCTCCGTCTGAAGGTTGTAGTTCGCGTCCAGCCCTTCAACGTGGAGGGTGGTGGTGTCACTCGCGCTTGTGGAGATGCAGTAGATGGTCTCGGCAGACGCAAAAGCTGACCAAGGGTAAAGCCCCCCAGCAGTCCAAACCGATTCGGGGATTGTGCCGGTATCGATGTCAAAGTTGGCCCCGAACTTGTGAACGGTGAGAGCGTCAGATATCGCTCCACGGGCTACATCAAAGTAAAAATCTGGTGTGCTTAACATGTTTGTACTCCGAACATTAAAGGTTAATGACCAAAAGCCCTGATGACCATGATTAGGATGTAGCCCACCAGACCACCAGTGCGATTGCCAGGGGCACCAGGCCAAGCACAATGGACAAGGCAATCAGTATCTCGATCATCTGCTTGCGCTGCTTCTTCTTCAGTGCCTCTAGGCGCTTGATTTCTTCCTGACGCGCTCTCCTCGCTTCTGCCATCTTCTTCTGCATGTCATCCCAGAGATCCATGCGATTGGTGGCTAGGAACACGTCTTTTATCTTCTGGCGTGATTGGCGAACCATCTCCTCTGCCATGACTGCCTTGGCAGCTTCAGCCTCGCTCATTGTTCTGGATTGGTTCTTGGCTCGCTGTAGGTCGAATTCTGCCGCGCCCATTCTTCCTATGAACACCCCAAGCGATTCGATATTTGACGCCGCCCCCGCAGCCATCTCTAAGGCTTTACAGGCAGTCGTTACCGCTGCAACAGCCTCAAGGATCACGCTACATGGCTCATTAAGAGAGTGACCACAGCAGTAGCCGCAGACGCAACAACCAGCCAAGCAAGACGTTCCCACCGCGCAGCGTGGGCATCCG